CTACTTTCTATTAAGCGTCATCAATCTCTTCATATGAACAAACAGCAGATAGATCCCCTGCTGCACTTGCTTGTATCTTCAGTATGTCACCTTCAACTAAGTACAGCCCCATGTTCTTATCTATGGGTAGCAGTGTACTACCTGCTGCTACTGTAATGCTTTTAGCTATGTAGTAGTCTACACTTGATCGTGTGATCCACACAGATATATCAGCAGAGTTAGTACCATCTATGTTGGCTATAACCAGTGAGTTGATTTTAAGTAACTTATTCGATGCAGCCGTTAGTAAGCTGACCGCACTTGCAGCAACGTCAGCATCTACTGCTGTATTAGCATAAATACTACTTACTGCGACTACATTTGGATTTGCCATTTAATAACTCCTTTATTATCCAAATACCATTGCCATAGCAATCGCCTTACCAGTTGTTGCTTTAGCGTCTAATTGGGTCTGTATTGCAGAGGTTACTCCGCTTGAATGATTTAACTCTGCTGCTGTAGCAGTTATAGATACACCACCTATCTGTAAAGTAGATGAAGCATTTATAGTAGGAGCAGTTAATGTTCCTGTAAAAGTCGGGCTTGCTAGTAAAGCAACAGTACCTGTAGCATCAGGGAATGTGATTGTCCTGTCTGCAGTTGGATTAGTAAACGTTACTGTAGTTTCGTTATCATCTGCACTAGAACCCTCTACAGTAAAACCTGAGTCATTTAAATGCAGCCCAGTTACAACAGGACTTGTAAGAGTTTTATTTGTTAGTGTTTTTGTAGTGCCTGAAAAATATGTGTCAAGTAAATCTACATCAAAGTAACCTATAGATGAACCAGATGTATCATATACTGCAATACCATCGTCTGCTGCAATTGCTGTGCTTGTGTCAATAGTAATTGCTGACACATCTGCTACAGCATTAAGCTCTGCACCTGTAGCCGTAAGACCTGTAACGTTGTTGGCCTGACCTGCCGTACTATCTACATAAGCTTTAATAGATTGCTGTGTTGCAAGTTTAGTTGCACTGTTACTACTAAAGTCATCCTCATCTGCAATATCAGTAATTGTTACTGTACCGTCTGATAAACTACCAAACTGTACAGTGCCACTTGCTGTTACTGTAGTACCACTAAGATTACCAGTAACGTCACCAGTTAAATTACCTGTTACGTTTCCTGTTACATTACCAGTAACATTACCTGTAACATTTCCAGTAACTGCACCTGTTACATTTCCAGTTAAATCACCTGTAACATCACCAGTTACATCACCTGTAACGTCCCCTGTTAAGTTACCTGTAACATCACCAGTTACATTTCCTGTAAGGTTTCCTGTAACGTTACCTTCAACATTAGCAACCATAGTGCCTGTAGTAATTGTAAGATCGCCAGTAGATGCACCAGTAAACGTACCAGTACCTACTGTAAATTTATCTGCTGATTCATCAAAGCCAATAAATGCGTTAGCACTGTCACCACGTTCAATGACAATACCTGCATCGTTTGAAGGTGTGCCTGTAGTACCATTACCAAGTTCCATAAGTAAGTCAGCAACCACAGTGTTTGTGGTAGATATAGTAGTTGTTGTACCGTTGACTGTAAGATCACCACCTACTGTAACATTGCCTGAAGTTGTAACTGTAGCAAAACTAGATGTACCAGATGAAGTTACATTACCTGTTAAATTACCAGTGACATCACCTGTTACATCACCAGTGACATTTCCAGTAACATTTCCAGTAACATTTCCTGTTACATTTCCAGTTACGTTACCAGTTAAAGCACCTGTAACTGCAGTAATATTAGCTGCATCACCATAAATATTAGCCCAACGAACAGAGGTAGTACCTAAGTCATGTGTACTATCTGCAGCAGGGTTTAGGTTTTTAGCTGTAGAAGTTGTGGCTACTAGGTTTCCTGTAACATCTCCAGTAAGATCACCTGTAACATCTCCTGTTACATTGCCTGTGACATTACCAGTAACATTTCCTGTTACATTTCCTGTCAAGTTACCTGTAACGTTTCCTGTAACTGCACCTGTCACGTCACCTGTAACATCGCCTGTAACATTACCAGTTAGATTTCCTGTGACGTTACCTGTTACTGGACCAACAAGAGAAGTACCAGTAATTGTTGTACCTGTAATAGCTGCAGCAGTTGTACCACCAATAGTTGTATTATCAATACTACCACCATTAATATCTGCAGTATCAGCTACAAGACTATCTATATTTCCTGTACCATCAACATATAAGTTACGCCACTCAGAACCTACAGCACCAAGATCATGTGTATCATCAGCAGAAGGAATAAGAGGAGAAGCAACATCAGCAGTTACAGTAACAGTATCTGTAGCTGCATCACCAAGAGTAGTGTTTCCGTTTACAGTAAGATTGCCAGTAATAGTTGCATTTTCATGTATCTGTACAGTATCTATATAACCTATACCATCCACATATAAGTCTTTAAACTCTGCACCTGAAGCACCAAGGTCTACATCATCATCTGTTACAGGAACAATAGCACCATCTTGAATACGTACTTGCTCTACTGCAGCAGAAGATACTTCACTAAAAAAACCTATTCTATTGTTAGATGTATCTATTACAACTTTGTTTAGTGCATCGGTGTCAGCTATAAGAGGTACATATGCACCCTCAGTAGAGCTACCATCATGTTTGTGTCCACCTGATAAAGCAAACGCATCTCGTATTGCATTATACTCTGCATTTACTGGTGCAGCTTTAATAACCGCATTAGCGATAATGTCAGCTACGGATTGTCTTGAATAACCTGCCATGTTATAACCTGTCTCCTACTCCAAATGTCACCACTAGACCTTGTATACTGTGTGATGCACTGGAATCATTAGTAACGAATTTTAAAGATGCTGATTTACCTGATCCTTCAATATTAGTTCTTTGAACTGGTGATGGATTACCATCAAATATTGCAGTGCTGTTATACGTTGCTTCATTATAATATGCTGCTGCACCTTCTGTTGTTAGATTAAAGTTTGTTGGGTTGAGCGTATCTACATCCTCATAATCATAAACAGCCGACATAACAATTGTATTATCACCTTCAGAACGTAAGTAAGTAGCTACTGTATAAAATACTTTACGTTGTTCTGGGTCTTGCATATGAAAGAACGGTGTTTGAAATATACTAAAGATGTCTATGCCATCAAAGTCATTACCCTGTTCTTGTCTATGTACTTTACCTGTACTATCCCCATGTATTACAAATTCATTCTGTCCTATGTAACCACTGTCTGCACAAGTAGCTGTAATACCTAGTAGCTGCCCATATTCAAACTGCAATCCATTTGGTGTTTGTCTAAATCCACCTATAACACCCTGTGAGTCTGCAGCACCAAAGAAGTATCTAAACTGTGTCTTCTGTCTAATTACTACAGCGTTAAGTGTGTCAAGGTCAATATCAAATACAATGTCTGTAAAAATAGACTGAATATCTTTTGATACAGTTTCTAAGTTAACGTCACCAATCTTATCTGTACCTGACACTGGACGTAGACCATCTTGGGATAAGAATAGTAAGTCACCACCAATTTCTATAACGCTGTCTGTAGCTAGGCATCCTAAGTCATCAGTAACTGTTTCTAAAACAAAGTTAGCTATGTTATTGCCAACAAGTTTACGGATGTTATTGCTACCAAAAATGTATAATGCATCTCTAAAAGGTTTTATTGCTACGACAGGAAAACCTACATTTATAACACCTGATCCATTTGCTGCACTAAAGTCTGTTTCTGCGTATGGAGCACTAAAATATAAGTTTGTATCTTCTGCAGGATCACCTGCTAAAAACATATGGTTTTGAAATATAGCAGAATACTTAGGGTCTGTTGGAGCATTAGCATGTGTAATCTGGGTATATGTTGTACCGTCATAAGTAGCTGCAGGATTTATACCGTCTGTTAATATTACCTTTGGACTACCAAAGTTATATCGTGTAAATCTAACTTTAGATACACCTGACATTGTAGGTGATCCAGAAGTAGTTACTGCATCCCATGAACTTGTACTAGTATTCCATTTATGTAAATAATTGTTACCACTAGAAGGTGTACGGCAAGCTAGAATACCATCATTAATACCATTAGCTACACAAACACCTAGCACACTTCCTGTTCCTGTAACTGTACCATAGTCGTTACTAAAACCGTTTATTTTTCTGTAACCACCAGTAACAGCAGGTTCATAATTAATAAGAGCAATAGCTGATCCAGGTTGTGTTTCACCTTGAGATAGCACATCCCTGCTAGTATTTAGTCCTCCTTGACAGAAGACTTTAAAGGAAGCTAGATTGTCTGCCATTAGATCACACTGTTAAAAGTACTAGACTGTGGACGATTTATTACAGTTGATCTAACATATAGATTATCATCTAATAATATTCGCCTCATTGCTTTTATGCCTTCTTCAAAGTTTTGTTGATGTATAGCTGCACTTTGTTCATTGCTACGAAAACGCATAACAAACATAATAGCACCATCAATTACAACATGTTTAAATCTATCAGGTATAATCATTGTATCTGTGTACAATACTAAATCATCTGGATAACTAAAGTAAATGTACTCTACTTCATATGCAGCATCTGTAAGTGGAGTTACACCAAACTTTTCTTCTAGTGTTTGATATACATATAGAGGTTTACCAATACCATTTGTCTGATCACCTTCGTCATCTTGTGTACGATAATTTTGTAAGTAATCATTATATGTTATTGTTTTAAGATGTCTAGGTGTATTATCTAAACCTGTAGTCTTTTTTAGAAAAAACGAATCCCAGTCTACCGATCCCATATCAGTTGGAAAATTATAAGTACGTTGTGCTATAGTTAATGTTTGCACCTTTGTTGTTTTTAAAAAAGGCCACTCTTGACCATCTTGTAATATTAATCTAATACTGTTATTTACAGCATCTTTAACTAACCCTTGTACGTTACGCACAGTATCAAAACCATCACCTGCAGTATCCAGAGTAACTTCATTTAATCTTCGTAATGTATCATTTACTAGTGTAATGTACGTGGTTGCCATTTGTTATACCTTTACATAAGCCTAGAGGGGCAAGTTTCCCTGCCCCCCAGTTTAGTTTATTTATGCGTTGTCACGAGCAACTTCATTAGCAGCCATATCGCCCATGTCTGTGCAGTCCATCATAACTGCCCAAACACGAAACTTACCTGAAGTAACCGCACCACCAGATAGTGAAGCAATTGTTACATCAATGTTATCGTCTGCTACAGCCATTACTGGCTGATAAGCTGCAGGGTTTTGTGCAACTACTGCTGCTGCAGATGTAGCATCAAAACCGTCAACAAATACGTCAGGATCAACTCCAGTACCTAAGTCTACAGTAAATGTAGAACCGTCAGTAGCTGTATCTACTTCGATACCTGCGTTTAAGATCATAGTTCCTTTTGCAACCGCAATGACAGGAACAACGTCTGCTGCTGCAAGGGCAGAACCCTTATCAGACAAAGCTGTTGCCCAGTTCAATGTAGTTTGAACCATGTATGGATTACGACCACGTTGAGAGTTTCCTGCTGCTGAACGTAGTGTGTTATCACCGAGTGCCATTAATCAGTCCTCCCTATTATCGTAAGTTGTATATCGCATTAACCAACGCTTCAGGGCGTAAGATTTTGCGACCATATAGATGCATACCACGAACAATGTCAGCAAAGCTGTCAGGGTCACGATATGTTTCTGTCTTATTGATCTGCTCTGCAGTTGCAACTGCTGAACTGTGACCGCCTACGATAACACCGTAGTTAGTCGCATTTGAAGCAGCTTCAGTTGCAGGACCAGAACCAAATGAAGGTAGGTTGTTTGAAACGTGTACTTGGAAGCCATGTAGGTTATTAATTACAAGACCATTTCGTATTCCACCTGATTCACCGTAATCTGCGTTTTGAAGACGTGAATCTTCGTCACGTAGAATTTCCATGAATACTGGGTCTACGACAAGCCATCTACCTTGTGAGTCAACATTTTGTTGATCCAACTTACGTGCCATACGAGCAATAAGTTGTAGTGGGTTTGCTTCACCTGCAG